CGCCTGATTTGCCGTAGTCGTTCTGAGCAGCGTCCGTGTTGGCGTTGAAGTTGTTGGTGAGATCGGCGTTGCGGTAGCCCCAGGAGCCCATCTGCTTGACAAGGGGCGTACGCGTGGAGGCAATGGTGTAGGTGGCCTTGCCTTCGGCTTGTCCGGCCACACCGCCGTAGGCCTTGCTGGTGTCGGGACGCGTCGTGTGCTTGATGACTTGGGTGGAGCGTACGGCAGCCTTTTGGTCCGCACCCACGGTTACAAAGTTACGCTCGCCGTTCTTGTTGATGTAAAAGGTGTCGGGCAGGTACTTGCGCACCTCGCCGACCGTTTCGGCGGTACCGCTTGTGGTAACAAAGTTGGCGCCGGGTACGACGGGGGTATCGTACGTCAACTTGGGGTTGGTGGCGACACGCAGATCATTCGTGCGAGGCATACGATTCAGCACGTACTCTTCGCCGGCCTGCTGTTGGTAGCCGCCGGAGGGCAAGTGTGTGAAGCCCTGGTTCAACCCAGGACCGACGCGAATCTGCTCGACAGGACGCTCCCCCGAGCGATTGCGCGACTCGACAATACGCGACTCCATAAAGTTGGTCGTCGATTCGAACCCGAAGGGGTTCCCTACGGGTTCCTTGGTAGGTTCAAAGAAGGGGGCTTGTTCCCGTTTTGCGTACAAGGTTTTGGCAGCTCCCGTGTAACTATCCAAGACCTGATTGTTGGCCGTGTCAATCATATTTTGCTTCGCCTGCCCACGAAAGAAGGGGACCATGTTGGCGTGCTTAAATTCGCCGGGTTGAAAGGCGATGCCCGAGAGAGGCGACACAAAGGCAGGACGTGCCGTCTCGTCTTCCCATTGATCGGGACGGGTCTGAAGGATGGCCTGTGACGCCAGATCCATCTGTGTCGGAAGACTGATGGGAGGAACAGGAAAATGAATGGGCGTTGCCTGAAGTTGCGAGGGATTGGGTTCCGAGGGAAGGGAGCCACCGGCGGGCAATTGAAATTGAAGGTCGTAGTCTCCCGAAGAGGCCATAGTAGGTTGTCGGGGCTTGCCTGGAATCGTTCGAGCTCCTGCCGGTGTTTTATCAGCACCGCGTGCCACAGTCGCAGTAGAATCGGTGAAGCCTTCCTTTTTTCCGTTCTTCGCACTGGCAAAGTAGCCCAGTCCCAAGAGTCCTAGAAATGCGACCGTCTCCATAACTTCTACCAGAGGTTCGTGATTTATTCTCTCAGAGAAACCTAAACGTCTTGACCTATGTCAATAGGAACGAACGTTTACTGATGCTCGGCGATGCCATAGGGACCTAACGCCATACTGGGAGGATTCAACGGTGCCGCCTGTCCATTCAGCAATTTGGAAGGAGGGGCCGGGAGAACATCCTCCCCACGAGGATAAGATGTGTAGGCACGGGCCAGAGAGGCATTGATTTCGGAAAGGGCACCGGTGTCGAGTCCTTCAAAGTTGTTTCCGTTATCGCGAGGAACAGGTGCGGGAAGAATTACGGACGAATCGATGGGCTTAGGAATACAAGGGCGGAACTGGTCCTTGGCAGCCAGGCGCGTGGTGATGTAGTTATCAAAGGGAATCATGACGCCTTCTTGAGGATTCTGGCAGAGCCATTCCCAACGATTCCAGCCGGAGGAGCGAAGCGTACAGGGGGGGTCCACGAGCCGGGAAAAGGTTTGAGGAAAGGAGGCCTCCTTTGGTTTCGTGGTTCCCGTGGCGTTCATCTTGTTGGTCTTGGGGTTGTACTGATTACAAATCGTCTTGGTGGTGGGACGATTGATGTTCAAGAGATCGGACTCGACATCGGTCTTAGCGAAGGTGTCGCTCAACGAGGCGCCCCAGGATTGTTGGCGGATGGTGGGCTCGGGAGCATACGCTGCGTTGGCGTACTGAGGGGGCGCGTCCAATTGGTATCGCCCGGGACCCGTCGACACGCGCAGGTCATCCGAGGTTTTGCATCCATCGTAGGTACGGCGGTTGAAGGATTGATTCGCCAAGGACATCTCTCTTTTGATTCGTGAGAGAAAAAAGTTATAGGCCGCTACTCATGGTTCGTATGAGTCGTGGTCTAGAATGTAAGAAATCCAGCGTCTAAAAGCGCATGGGGTAGCACGTGTCGACGCCGAGTTTTGCGGGCGTGCCAACTCCGGGGTAGGTTGTGAATTGGCAGGTGGGCAGATTGCGGGGTGCCGTGTTGACGGTGCGGACCTCTCCTGTGCTCTTATCGGCAAAGGAGAAAGGGGGCGTCACGTCGGGGCATCCGGGACCTCCAAGGGGGCAGGCAGGCTTGTATTGACGTGCGATACACTTGCTCTGGACGCGGGTGATGCCAAACAAGTCGGATTCCAGGTCGACAATGTTGCCGGAGATGTTAGACACTTCCGCACCTCCTACGAGCCCCAAGGCATTGCGACACTTGTTGGGATTCTCGAACTTGACGGGCAATTGCGTGTAGGAAAACATGCCCTGTGATTGCTGATCACGCACAAAGGTCATGTCGGTTGAGCCAATACGATTCCACGCAGAGTTCCAGGGGGCCTGTGGGCTGGACATATTCATTTCTGTCAGTGGGAAACATTATTTTTGAGGGGCAAAGGTCGGGTGTCTATACACACGGCATTTGGAAAGGAAGATGACGCCTAGCAATTCAGATCACGCACAAACTGACGACTGGGAATGCCTCCACGAATCCATCCGTCAGCGGCGACTTCGGGAACCAGATTGGAAGGATTTTGAATGTGTCGGGCTAGGTGGGGAACAAGGGGCGTAAATTGACCGTCAAAGAAGGTTTCCGTCACGGTCCCGCAAGGGCGCTCAATGCGGGCGAATTCGGAATAGATAAGACTGCTCTCAATGTCGGGATTGCCGCGGCCGTTGCCCATGTAGGGGACGGTGGCAAAGGGACGGCTCTGGACGTGAAGAGGGCATCGCTGACGTCCCGCCTGTTGGGATTCGTTACGAAGGCGAGAATCCTGGTCGATCTGGGAGTTGTTGTAGCCAAAGCCTTCGCGTCCCAACAGCGTGGGATTCGGATACTCGACCTTGGCGGCAGCCGCCTGCTTGGGCACCAGGTTGGTGACCTGATAGGCACCGGGTCCGGAAGAATCGCGGATGTTCTGGGCCACCTCGCAGGTGTCGTCCCACGTACGGGTGAATTCGTTGATCTGGAACTCGCCAGGAGCTTTGGCAACACCTCGTGGAAAGGGGGCGGTAGACATTTCTAGGGAGGGAGATTATTTTTCTTTGGGGGGGTGCGCAAAGTGCGTTATGTTAGGACAATTTTTCTAGGATTTGCCTCCCGGGTCGCTATGCCGACACCTAGGGACGATGAATCAATTTAGATATGAATATTGATTCGAGTTTAGGACGGTTTGCTACAGGTAAATTGGACTGCCATACTATAATTAGATGTCATCCTTGAAAAAAATCTTTGTCTTATGTATAAATCTATGCCTGGTATAAATTTTACTTTTACTTTTACAGTAAGTTACAATTCTTTTACTAATTTTAATATAAACATTACACAATCACCCACCATTTTAGCTCAATCACTTGTTGTTTCATTGACTTCGAATAGTGTTGCATACACTACAACTTATACACCGAATCGTATGGGTATAGTAACATTTCCTACCAGTATAGCTTATGCAGATTTAAAAAATGCCGGAACATCGTTTGTTCCTTCTTATGGATCTACGTATACAATTGCGATCTATATGGGAACAAATTATCCTGACCCCACAACTCGATCCCTAGTTATTCCTCCTACGACTCCAGGAGCCCCCACTGGCGTGTCAGCCACCGCAGGTGATGCCTCCGCGTCGGTCTCTTTCACGGCACCCGCTAGTAACGGTGGATCTGACATCACCGGATACACGGTCACGTCTTCTCCTGGAGGAATTACAGGAACGGGATCTTCCTCTCCTATATCAGTTTCAGGACTTACCAACGGAGCGGCCTATACTTTTACGGTCAGTGCTACCAACACGGTCGGAATAGGTTCCGCAAGTAGTCCAAGTGCATCCGTGACACCCGCAACGGTTCCTGGTGCTCCCACGGGTGTTTCTGCTACAGCAGGAAATGCCTCCGCATCGGTCTCTTTCACGGCCCCAGCCAGTGACGGTGGATCTGCCATTACAGTATACACGGTCACGTCCTCTCCTGGAGGAATCACAGGAACAGGATCTTCCTCTCCCATATCAGTTTCAGGACTCACCAACGGAACGGCCTATACCTTTACGGTCAGTGCCACCAACACCGCTGGAACAGGTTCCGCAAGTAGCGCAAGCACATCTGTGACACCCTCAACGGTTCCTAGTGCCCCCACGGGAGTGTCAGCCACGATTTCCTCCAATGTGGCAACGATTTCCTTCACGCCTGGAAGTAATGGAGGATCTGCCATTACGAGTTACACAGTGACCTCTTCTCCTGGTGGATATACAAGTTCTAATGCTAGCAGTCCAGTGAATATCACCCTTCCAAGCAGTGGTACTTACAGCTTCACAGTGAGGGCAACTAACATTAACGGAGCAAGTTCTGCCAGTTCAGCTAGTAATTCTGTTACCTACTCGAATCTTCCAGGAGCCCCCACAGGAGTGTCAGCGTCTCCTGGGAATACGTCTGCGCTGGTTTCATTCAATGCTCCCGCCAACAACGGTGGTTCTGCCATTACAGGATATACAGTCACATCCTCTCCAGGTGGAAGAACAGTAAGTGATACAGTGTCTCCTGTGTTATTCAAAAATCTAACAAATGGTACGGCGTATACCTTCACGGTCACTGCCACAACATCGATTGGAACCGGACCTGCGAGTAACCCCAGCTCATTCATTGTACCGGGGAAACCAGGATCTCCTACCATCATTAGTATTACTCCACTGAATAAAGGTGGTTTGGTGTTTTTTACTCCTCCTACAAACACAGGAGGACAGACAATCCAAGGATATAAGGTCTATACCAACACTAAATTGATTGGGAGTGGTGTATCATCACCGATCTCTTTTAGTGATTCGATGTGGACAAATGGTACAACTTATTCAATTTATCTAAGGGCGTATAACAATGTATTCAGCGACCCAAGTAATTCGGTAGATGTAACCCCTGTGGCTCCAACAGTAAACGCCCCGACTAATGTGAGATCTACTGCTAATACAGACGGTACAGTAACCGTTTCGTTTACGCCTACGCCTTTGGGAGGACCGTACACCTATACGGTGACGTCACACCCAGACGAAATTACAGCCACTGGATCTTCTTCACCTATCATAGTCACTGGTTTGACACTCGGAACACCTTACACCTTTACTATCTCTGCCACAAACATAGGTGGACAGGTAAGTCCTCCCAGCCTTCCTTCCACCAATAGTGCGACTCCTATGACAGCCCCTGGTACACCAACCGGTCTCACCTGTATTCAGTCAAATACGACCGTCACATTGAGTTGGACAGCACCTGCGTCGAATGGGAGTGCGATCACAGCCTATAATATAACTAAGAATGGTACTAACTACTTATTGAACGTGAGAACGCTATCTGCGGCGATTAAATCAAATACGTTTGGAACTAGTTATACGTTTGGAGTGACGGCTGTAAATGCGGCTGGACCTTCCTCTACCGCAACAACTTCCTTTACGCTCTCAAGTATTCCAGTCGTATCTAACATTACGAGTAAACCATCATCGACCTCGGTATTGTTTAATTGGGGCAATCCAGCTACAACCGGCATTCAGAGTTACATCATCAGCAGTTCCTCTGATAAAACCGATATAAACTCGTATCTTTATACAGTTTCGTTCAATAATACTAGGTATACCAAAACGTTTTCAGGATTGACTACTGGGGTTCCTATCATCTACTATTTCTTTGTAAAGGCAACAGATGGAACAATGGGGGAGCCTACCTCTGTGACAGTGATTCCCATCAGCGGTAGTTACAGTGATACAAATGCTAGTACAATAAACGCAAAGTTGAACGATATTGCAGCAGCAAGTCCTACAACACTTGCTTCCGCGGCTCAGACCGCAGCTGCCACTCTGTTCCCCGTCAATGGGTCGGCAACCACGAACGCCACCAATCTGCTCACGACGTTGTCGGGTGTTACAGGTGCCAATGCGACGGATGTTCAAAAGGGTTATATGTCTGGTATGATCACAAATTTAACTTCTGATAGTACAGTGCTTGTAGGAGACGCGTTTGTCAACGGGTTAATTGCCATCAACACGGTAAAAAATAGTGGTGGAAATGGACCTACCATTGCAGCAAGTGGTATTGATACGATTGCCTCGTCGTCTCTTCCTGCTTCCGTCGCATTAACGCCAACTCAAACGACCGCCTTGCTTGCCTCGGTAGCCAATTTAGATACGGTAAATCTTCCAACCAATTTGACTGTATTCAAGACGGATACAAATGTGTATAATATAACAAGTCTATCGTCGCCGTCCTATTTTATTATGAAACCGCATACCTCTGCGAACGATGGCCATATATATACGTTTACGTATTTGGGAGACAGCACGAATCCTACTTATTTAGCGTTTAACCCTACTACAAGCACCATCGATCAATACGAGGCACTTGACTCCTCAGATCCTTCTCATTCCTATAAACCTGGCCAAAGTCTTGAATTGAACCCTGTTGGAAATGGATACTTTCTCCAAATTTTCGCGGCAGGTTCATTAGGCGGTGGAGGAAATGGTGGGGCTTGCTTCACTGAATCCAGTCGTATCTTGACTCCTACAGGATACAGGCTCGCCAAAGATATCAAGAACGGAGATCTTGTCACGACTGCGGATGGCCGTACTGTTGCCGTCAAAGCCTACAATACCACCCAAAGGGTAGATTACGGAAGCGCACCCTACCTCATCCCTGCCGGATCTTTTGGCAAGGGAGCACCGGAACAGGATCTTCGTCTGTCTCCCTGGCACGCGATCCAGGTTCGCAAAGGCGTCTGGCAAAAACCAGCTACGATGGCAGAAACGAACCCCAAACTCGTCCAATATGGTATTGGAACAAAGATGACCTACTATCACTTTGAAGCTCCCAACTACTTTACTGACAACTTGGTGTGTGACGGCACTATTGTCGAATCCTTCGCAAACAAACAAGCCAAACCCAATGTGTATACCTACAATCGTACCTTGAACGGATACACGCGTCATTCCCCATCAAACCTTCGTCTCAATGCCTAACCTTTTGTTTGGAGTATGTGATTCGCACGGTATAGAATACCGTATGAATGACGTTTCTATCGCAGTCTCAAGGTGACGACAGCCAGGTGACGGTCCCTCCCTCCGTAGCCGTGCGACAGGCCGCATTGTTGCCCTCCTTACAGGTTTTGCCTGGCACGCGAAACAACCAATCTTGGAAGGATCCTCGGTCGTTCGGAATGCTGGTAGAGGGTTGGGTGACCCAGGTGCGCTGATTCTGCGTGTGTTGAAACACGTCGGTGGGGTCCCCGTAAATACGCGTTTGGAACTGATCCGATGCGAAGCGGGCCATGTCGGGAGTGTTTAGATTTTTGGCAGGACCCTTGGTCGGATTGTCTAGCACCTCATTCACCAGCACATTCATAAAGGGATTGGGGCCCGTTGGCAAGGTGCGGTCGGTCGTCCCAATCACGTCCGCGACGGGCTTTCCCTCGGCGTCTCTGCCTCCTACAAAGGGAGGAAGGCGGGCACCGGGTACCGTGAACATTGTGGGACCCACAATTCCAAGAGGTTTTACGGCAGTCCCGCCTTCGAACCCCTCGCGCAAAGCCCCACGCTTCTTCATTCCAAAGTAGGTGGCTAGAGCGACAATGGCGATTCCGACCGATAGCAACAAATAGGCGGGATTTAGAAAGATGACGGCCAGCAAGACGCCAAGATAGAGACCGAAACGTGTGAGGGAATTCAGTGCTGTTGAGGAGCAGACGCGCGACTGTTCCGTAAACGGATAAAAGTCCAGGGCCTGTTCATACAGGATTCGCGGAGATTCAGCCCAAAAAGGATCGCATCCGGAGGGATTCATCTTCTAGGGAGGGACGAGTATTTTAATCAAGGTCGGTGCCTCAGCGTTTCTGGGACTTGGGAGCTGCCGTCTTCTTTTTCTTCTTATCTGCTTCTTCTGACACTGCTTCGAGCAGAAGCGCAGCCTCCGCTGCCGCGGCCAATCGCGTCGCTTCGGCACTCACAATCACGTTCCTTGCCACACCTGTTCCCGCTGCTGCTGCCTTTTCTGCCTTTTCTGCCTTTTCTGCTTTTTCTGCCTGCTTCTTTCGCATGCGTTCCCGCGTTTCGCGAAGACGTGCGGACCCGTCCTGCCCCGTCTCCTTTTCGTTCCCCTTCATCATCTCGCTCAGCGACCCAAACATCGACGAGAAGGCCTCGTTTTCCGAAAATTCCGCCATCAGTTCTTCCGCCTCACGAATAATATCCTCGCGCTTGATTTCCCCCCGCTGGAACTTGGCCTGAATGCGCTTGGCGATCTTTTGTGCGGCCGCCATCAACATTTCAGGTTTCTTGGTGAAGACCTCCTGAAGGTAGGTAAATACGCGGGCGGGATCGTCGGATGTAAGCAATTCAGGAGAAATTCCAAAATCTTCGGGCTTGAACTCCTTGACAAGTTCCTCGGCGATTTTGGCAATGTGGCCTTTGAATAGTCGCTCCGGAATCTTGAATCCCTTTCCTGCTGCTGCTCCTGCTGTCGCACCGCTCAAATCCGGCAGTCCCATCCCCTTCGCCATCTCCCCGAGTTTTTCAAACAACTCCTTCATCATCGCTGGTGACTCTCCGTCGGTGGCCTTGAGATTCTTCATCATTTCTTCCATATCGTGTGCGAACCCGGACATGTCCCACATCTCCTTCTTGGACTCGGCGGCGGCCAGAAGAAGCAAGGAACTGATGTATTTCCAAAGGGCGTCGCGGGTGGTTCCACTTAACTCGGACCAAAGAGCGGCCGTGAGACGGGCTCCCGGGATGAGGTCCACTCCTTCGGCCGTGAAGACTGCGTCGCGTTTCGCAGCTACTTCGGAGGTGAGGGGACTCCAGGTCGCCAGAAACGTGGCTTGTTTATCGGCTGCCGTGCGTGCCGCGGTGATCGCTCCGGCGAATTCTGGAAAGGTTCTGGACAAATCGTCCAGAAATTGCGTAAACGTGGAATCGAATGTGGCCATCTACCCCGCACCGAGACATGATTTTCCTCATAAGAACGCAATTTATTTCCCACCTCTTGAGTAGAATGCCTAGCGTCGCCAACTTGAAGAAGAAATTTAGCGGAACTAGCAAGGTCAATGTTCCCAAAAACAAGAACACGAGTCAGGTTGCTAAGAAGTTGACCTTGAAGAAGAACAATACAAACTATGCCCGTCACGGCGTCAACATGCCCGCGGGCAAGAACGTCAGCCAGGTTGCCAAGAAGTTGACCTTGAAGAAGAACAATACAAACTATGCCCGTCACGGCGTCAACATGCCCTCGGGCAAGAATTTCGGAATGGTCGGCACCAAGTTGAACCGTTCCCCCAAGAACACGAATTATGAGCGCCACGGTGTCAACATGCCCGCGGGCAAGAATTTCGGAATGGTTGGCACCAAGTTGAACCTGTCTCATCGCGATGAGGAAGAGGACCATGGAATCAATCTTCCTGCTGGCAAGAACGTCAGTGCCGTCGGTCCTCGACTAAACTTGACCCGACGTAATGGGGCCCTTCAAAAGTCTTACAGCCCTCTTCAACCTGGGATGCCTAATCGCCTTGGTGCAATGTCGTCCCCCTCCAGGTATCACCCCAGCGGTTCTACTTGGTTGAGGAACGGTGTCAATATGCGTAACGCGTCTGATGTGATTGGCGTTGCCGAAAACAAGGTGCTCGGCATCACCCGCCATCCCAATATTCTTGGAAAGATGTCCTCTCCTACACGACCTTCCACGGGGATGAGCCCTGCGTCTGCCGGTCCCATTGCCATGGTGCCCAACCGTGGCAGGAACAACCTCAATAACAACACACCACGAAGACCCGGCAAAGCCAACCGCACGTCGTTCAATCGTCTCAGCGGTGTGAATCTCCTCACACGTAATAATCGTCGCGCGTCTCGTATTCAAGCAGCACGGGCTCGCAACGGTTCCGGTAACAATTTTCCCTACGAATTCCGTTCCGGTGTCAACACCCTCATCCCCAATGAACGAGGAAGCATTGCCGAAATTAGTTCCACAGGGAATTTGAACATCGAGAACGACGAAGGCCATATCTCAACGCTTCATCCGAAACCTGGACAAAAGTTGGAAGTCGTGTACAATCGCCCCAACAATTTGTGGAACGAAAGCAATCTCGAAAACAATGAAAACGGTCCTTGGTTCACACCCAGGTCTCCTAACGGAAATACGGAAGCTTTCTCAGTCACAAAGACCAAGCCAGCGGCCGTAAACGTTGGCGTCGTTAATCGTCCCAATGCGTAAGACGTATCAACACATACGAATTCAGCCAAGAGGCTTGATTGAATTCGAATACTAACGTGTCTAGTCCACCTTTCGACGATGAAGGATCGTAGGAAACAGGTTCGTGTACAGTTTCATTCCCAAAATCACCATAATGGTTCCAATAATCACTCCCGTCGCATCCAAAAAGGGAGATTCCAACAGATGCGAGTACCCCGCCAAGATTTGACGAATGTACACGGCTACTAGGATGGACACGGCGGCGGAGAGACCTCCCACGACCAGAGGAATGGTTCCTTTTGGAAAAATCTTCCAGGAGCGAAGCGTCTCCGTCAAGGTTTCTTCCACTAGTAAAAAATTCAGCGCATCCACCACTCCAAAGACTACCGCCGAAATCAAACTAATCGCCAAGATGGGGCCCGTAATTTCCACTGCCTCGGAGGCCACACTCTCGATCGCCACCTCCACTTGTTTGAGACTCGGGGTCTTCATTTCTACTAGCACGCTCCAAATTAGGCACGGAGCCCCGCTGCCTTCTCCGCCAAGATCACGAGCACCTTACAATACTTCCAAATCGCCTTCTTATTGTTTTCCGACATTGTGGACCAGTAGCGGTCAAAGATGACGTAGGCAAAGGCGTACTCTTTTTGATCCGTTTCCAAGATGGTTTTGGCCTTGGTAATCAATGTACCCTCGTCTTCTGCCATAACAGGTGTATGAAAGTCAGGGTAGACGTATTCCATAAACCCTGTGTGAAGCATCTTGGGATTCGCCTTCTTGAGGGCCTTCAGAGCGTCGAGGGCCGTGCGAAGCATCGTTTCTTCTGTGTAGGTTTCAGCGAGTTCCTCGACAAAGGCGAGGAGCTGGTTGTTGAAGGACGCGATGGGAGTTGTCATTTGGGGAACTATCTAGTCATAGGGTTTAGATGAAAATGTCAATTTTTACCTACGTGCGATGGGACCGGCGACTTCGCTGTCGCGGGCCTTGGAGAAGGCCTCGAATTGTCGGAGGAGTTCGTCCTCCTTCGCGGAACGCTTGGGAGCGGGTGCGGCGGTGGAAGCAGGGGCACCTCCTATCATCCCCGCGGGCAGGAGGGATTCAAAGTTGCGAGAGATGGGATCGTAGCCCTTGTCGGATGTGAATTCGGCACCTCCTAGAAAGGAGTAGTTGTCGGACCACTTGGACCCGCTCATTTCCGTCATATGATAGGCTGAGGGACCGTCAGCACCCCCTCCAGCGCTTCCGGGAGGTCCCATCGAGGGATCCGCCTTGGTGGATCCGGAGATGGAAGGAGGCATGGCCATGGTTCCTGCGTTGCGGGCAGGCGTCGCCATGCGAGCCGTAGCATCAGGACGAGGAGCCATGTCGGGATTGTAGACCGGCATGGAAATCATTTCGTTGCGTTCCGTTAGCATGGCCTGTGCCGATTTGGAGGATCCTCCTCCTCCCAGTTTTCGTTCAAAGAGCCAATTGTTGACGGGACCGGGACCGACGCGTGCCACATCTTCGCCCGCTACGACCAGGGAGGGAACCGTTTTCAACCAACCGGGAAGAGGGGGGCGTCCGGGAGATGGATCGACGCAGATCAATTGAAATTCCGGAACAAAGGACGTCGCTGCCAATTCTTCCAGAAAGGCTTGGCAAAACCGACATCGCGCGCTGTAGTAAAGCCGGTGCTTGCTCATCCTATTGATAGACCCATCGATTTCAAGGACGCGAAAATAACGAATGGCATCTTTGTCTTTGTCTTCTTCTTCGTCGCGTCTTTTCGGACGAAGACCGACGAGCCTTTTTGGTCGGAACACTGTATTCATATACCAATGGCTTACCGTTCACCTCTCGGAATCCCTTTTTCTCGTAAAAGAGTTTGGGGTCTTCCATCGAGATCAATTGGATTTTCTCGACACCATTGTGCTGAGCAATCTGTTTGATGGCCTCCACAAGTAGGGTCCCCACCGGAACACGGTCTGCGGGTCGAATCGCGTCTTGGAACTTTATCATATGGACATCATTCCGTATCATATTTCTTGACATCAGCGTACTGATCTGAAGTGCTCCCTTTTCCGGATAAAAGAGACACGAGCCAAGGTCTTCCGTTCCAGACATTAATCGCAACGTTGAGTCTTCGTACTCTCCTTTTTCCATCTTTCGAATCGGCAAGGTATAGGTAACACCCTTGTATTCAATCGTCACAGACTCGGGGACCTTGTAGTCGTGTGTCTTACTTGGAGTATACTGAAGTTCCAAGACCATCCTACAAGTGGAGGGATGTTTCCATCACGGGTCTAGATTCTACGGGCCGCGGCCAATGGCCTAAAATTGATTCACTTAAACATCTTCCCAGAAGAGTATAGCAAGCATGTTTGCCGAGTACGTAGAAGCCGGACCCCCTCTTTTAGGCGACAAGAGCCACAAACTTCAAGGCACCTTTCGACTTGAAAACACAGATGTGACAATCGCGAATACGCTCCGTCGCGCCTTTGAAACCTTGACACCCTCCATTGGATTTCGCACCGAACCCTTTGACTCGTCCGACGTCGAAATCGTGACCAACACGGGTCCCCTTGTGAATGATATGCTCGCCCACCGTGTCGGAATGATTCCGGTGCGTGCGGACCCCTTGACCTTTGATCCCGACACGTATTCCTTTGTTCTGGATGTCGAGAATACAGGGACCGAAGACCTTCCTGTCCACGCGTCTGATTTCAAGGTGTTCAAGAAGGACCCCGATTCCGGCGAGTCCGTCCAGGTTCCGACGGAAGAGTTCTTTCCTCCCGACCCCATTACCGGCGACACGAGTCTTATCACACTCCTGAGACCTCAGTGGAATCCGACGGCCCCCAAGGAGCGTCTCTTTCTCAAGGCAAAGGCATCCTTGAGTACTGGTGCCGAAAACATGCGCTGCTCGCCCGTGGCACAGGCGTCGTATTTCTACACCTTGGATCATGATGAGACCAAGATCGCCGAAGTCAAGGAAGCCTGGTTGCTTAACAATAAGAAGACGCGTATGATGGCAAGTTTGCCGGATGAAGCGGCCATTGTGGAGGCGAAGAAGGCCCGCTACCAGATTTGGGAAGAGATGGACGAACTCAAAAAGGCCTCGTTGGACGCTGAGTTCAAGACAATGGAGATTCAGCGATGCTACGTGAAGGACGAGCGTGGGGATCCTGCCAGTTACTCCTTCACAGTCGAATCAGTCGGTGTACAACCGGTGGGACTCATCGTCAAGATGGGTATTGCTGCCTGTGAGAGTCTGGTGACCAAGTACGTCGATGTGGACCACCAACTCCCCCCGAACGTTCGTGTTCAACAGGGAGATTCACGCTTTCCGACCATCGACATTATCTTTCAAAACGAAAGCCACACCTTGGGCAATTTGCTGGAGACTCATATCTGTAAGTACTTTGTCGAAGACGAAGGGGCAGAAATAAAACTGAATTACGTCGGCTACTCGATTCCACACCCCTTGAAGCCTGAAATGGTGCTTCGCCTGGGTCCTTCCAACGTGGAGGACCTCGACTCGCAGATTCAAACCGCACGATCGGTTCTTGCGAAAGCGTGTCGCGACTTGAAGGAGTTCTTTCGCGCCCTACAACTTCAATGGGTCCAGCACGTGGAGGGCCCCCCTTCCGAATCCAAGACGGTCGAATAACATAGCCCCCTAGAACAAATGGCTCCTCTCCACATTGCGTTGGCTGCTTTTTTGGTCGTACTC